ATGGCAAATTTTACGTTTAAAGAACCCAAAATTTACAAAGACCCCGCCAACAAAAAGTGGTGTGTACGGTACGCAATCAAGTACGAAGGGGAGTCAAAGTTTACTTACTTGAAAGAGTATGGTAGACTTTATTACAATATGTCCCTTAACACAATTTCTGATTTGAAAGCAAGGGAGAAAAAATTCATTGCTCTGGAAGTTGCGATTCACGAAGACCTGAAAGAAGGTGTTGATAGACGAAATATTCAAAGTGTAAAACAACACGTTGAAACCAAAATCAAAGTTGCCAAAGAATCGGAAGCCAAGAAAACAGATAAACATCATTTTGATACCTGCCTTAATCTCTACCTTCAACATAAAGGGTACATCAACCCTGTAGCCAAAAAGAAACAGAGCGCACAAACTATCAAGATGTTTCTTAGAAACCAGTTCAGGCCATATCTGGAAACTAATAAGCTTTTAAAAGATATTCGTGAAATCAATAAATCCCATCTTCAAGACTTTATGAATTCTTATTGGTTACACAAAGACCCTGATTTGAAGTGGAGTAATAACACGTTTAATAACAAGAGGTCTTATCTGGGTTCTTTTTTCTCATTGCTTTTAGACGAAGAAATTATTACTGTCAATCCGGTATTATTAGTGAAATCAAAAAAGAAAGATAAAACCCAACGATTTGGAATTTTCACTAAAGAGGAATTAGTAATTCTTTGGGACTATCTAAAAGAAAATAATTACCTCCTTTATGTTATGTCTAAACTCATTTATCATTCGTTCATCAGGAGTAGCGAAGCAACCCGTTTGAGGGTTGAAGCGTTTGATATGACCAACAGAAAAATCAGGGTTGAGGCTGATATTGCCAAAACACAAAAAGATGGCTTAGACAGGTATGTAATGATGTTTTTACCTCTACACGAAGCTTTAACCGAATACCTTGATAAATATGAGCATAAACCTAACTGGTTGATGTTTGGTAAAGGAAAACGGCCTTCTCAGTTTGAAATCGGAAAAGGTTGGTACGAAGATTTTACCACCTGTGTGCAAGAATTAGCCAAAGAACATCCCGGCAAGTTTGACAGGGAAAATTTAACCTTATACTGTATGAAACATACGGGTGTAACTCACTTTATTCAAGACCAGAAGGATAACTATTCATCAACGGAATTGCTTCAATTTGTGCAATCTCAGTGTCGCCACGAATCATTTCAAGATACACAAGTATATTGGAAGAGATTAGGATTTCAACTTGATACTTTTGATAGCTTTAAGCACTTATAAACCGTTTAATATTTTGCGGTCGGCGTTATTACGTAATGCCTGTACTTCTAATTTACGTTCTTCTTCTTCAAGTTCACGCTGTTGTTTAGGGGTAAGCTTTTTAGGTTTTTGTTTTTTTTCTACCTCAGTTAAAAGCTTACCCACTTGCACAGCGTGAATTTCTTTAACCTGATTCATTACCTCACTTACCATCCCCGCTATAACGTCAAATTCCTCTTTGGTAATAATAATTTGTGTATCGGCATTAAAGCCTCTCACAGCTTTATTTTCCCCCGGCGCTTGAACATATACTATTTCATGTTCAGTAGGAGTGTAAAACGGTAACACACTGTTTAAGATGAAATCAGTTATATAGGATGAATCAGTTGTTTTCATGATTCAACCTTTCACTTTCACATTCATCAGTAACATTTGAACTTGTGTGTCTGTTGCGTTCCACATTGAACCGCTCCCGGTAGTCTTTATCGTTTATGAATTTTGATACGAAATTCACAATCCTGATATCCGGGGTTTGGTGTTCAAATGTTCGTTGATAGCTGAGGTCATTTACCTGTATCCAGACAGTAGCATAACCTTCACAATTGTAGGGTTTGTATATTTCTGATTGTATTTTAAAATCTTCTTGTTTAAAAGAAAATTCTACTGGTTCGTTGATTGAGGTATTAAAATTTTCTCTGCTGAAATTGAATGTTGATCTTAAGTTCATAGTTTTTAGCTTTTTTTACCCCGGCCATTTACACCGGGGAGTTTAAATAGTTGTTTGCATGGCGTACCGCCATTTTTGAATTCGTTTAATTCGATTCTGCGATTAGACCCTGCACCTTGTGTAGGTAATGAATCTTTGTACCTATTGTACCGATTATCTCGTTGAAGATTGATTCATCAGCAGTAACGGAGTAGGTGTAACCTGCGGTCTCGGATACTTTAATTACCTCTGTTGGGTATTTTTCAACGATCTCTTTTAAAGCCTTGTCATAGGCTACTTGTGGAATAGTAAGGGTTTTTGTCATATGTTTATTTTAAGTGTTTAAATGATTTAAAATCCGGGGTTTGTTATACTTTAATGTCATCAGCCATAATTTGTAGATGTATTGCAAATTCTGGGTACTCTTGATTTGAAAGGCTTATGTAGTTCGCTATCTCTGATAAGCATTTAAATTTATGTGCTTCACCCCGAAAACTTTCTTCTGGTAAGCTGCAATAAAGTTTATAAAAACCGTGTTCTTCATCATGCTTCAACCATAAGGTTGTTTGTGCCCCTTGATGATTTATTACTAATTCACAATGGCAATCACATTGCCAAACTGCATTTAGAAAATCAAATCCATTTAATAAATTAAGCAGGTGAGATAATTCCCGATTTTCCAAATTGTTTACTGGCATTTCCTGTTCTTTCGTTTTCATTTTCGTTTTGTTTTATGATTATTTATATAGATAGTTTCAAAGTAGAAAGCTATAGATTAACCTTTAACTTTCTTTATTATGACTTGTATATTATTATTGTTTCAATCACGCAAATCTTTTCAAAAATCTACATTGCAAATATATCTTATCTATAATTTAAATCCAAATATTTTTTAATTTATAGTTTAAAGAAAGTCGTATGGGTTTATTTCAAGGCAAAATCTAAATCTAAATTTATTTTTAGTGAAAAATCTAAATCTAAATTTATTTTTGCCCTTAGAATAAAATGTAACTTGCTTTAAATTAGGTTATTAATAATTTTTTATAGTTTCATATAAAATAAAGTTTACCGGTAAAATTTATTTTGATAGGTCAAAATTTAGCCATTTTCTATATTTAACTATAAAGAAATAGTTGAAAATTTGATAATGTGTTTAAATCTGAGAAACTGTTGGTATTAACTAAAAAACGTCGGATTTTTTATGGTTCGGTTTGAAAGTTTGTCACGAATTAGCTACCGGCGGGTATCCAGATCATCAGAATAATTTCGATATATCGAAAATCTCCAAAAATATAATTGTTTTTACCGCTTGACAAATTAGAATAGTGGACTATGTTTGTTATATATAAGACTGATACTGTACTTTTTTAAAATATATTTTCAATAAAAATGAAAATTTTTCAAAAACAAAGTATTTATAAATATATACACGGGGGAGGATGTGACTTGTTAAAGTAGTTTGTCATTGTTAGACTTTAGCTTGCCTCCCCCTTTCCTTTGTCACAGAAGGATGAAACGATGACAAGGGAAAAGGTAAAATAAAATGACAAAACAAATTAATGTGTATGATAACATCTATACACCAAAAGTAAAAGACTACACTACCATTGAAGAATGGTTTAACCTGATAAATGATTCTACATATTCAGGTATAATAAAAGAAGCGAGAAAATTTAAAAAAGGTTCACTAATGTATGATAGCTTGAAAGCAACTCTGCCTTGTATTACCTATAATTTCAATTTTCATACTCATAAAAACAATCAAAATATTTCCGGGGCTACAGGTTTACTATATATAGATGTAGATAATAAAGAAGTTAAGGTTGATATTAATTCATTAGATAAATCTAAAATCTTTGCCTATTATAAATCTTTCGGCGGTTCTGGTTATGCTATACTGGTACAGGTTGAAGGTTTGACAGTAGATAATTATGATTCAACCTATGCAGCTATATGTAAGGATTTAGGTTTAGTTTATTCTTATGATAAGAATGCTAAAAAGAAAACACAGTTTAATGTTTTATCATTTGATCCTGATATTTTTATTAATTATAATTCTTTTGTTTTTGATTCAGTTAATGTTATTGAAAATTTCCCCCCTGTCAGTAGTAATAAAAGAGAGAAGACATATACCGCCGAAGGGGGGGAATTAATTCCCGTAAATGAAAAGGTAATTAGGTTTAGTAATCTTCATGAACAAATCCAATTTGAAGATTTCGATTGTGTACACAACTTAACCGAAGGATGGAAATATGTGGATTGTTGGATACCAAAAGTTAAAGTTATTGAAGGTAAGCGTAATAGCAGCTTATTAAGTTATTGTAATAATTTGGTTTGGTTGAACCCACATTTGACCCCGGCGGGGGCAGAAAAGATAATGAGTAAAGTAAATATTCAGATGTGCGAAGTTCCCGTCAAAGGGTTTCAAATTAAGAGTATAGTGTCTTCAATTTTTAAACAGAAAAACGCAGGTTCTTTAAATCCAATTTATAATACTAAAAACAGGAAAATAGTTTTTGCACCTCATTCAACATTTACCCCGGAAGAAAAATTTGCAAAGTGTAGGGAGTTACTGGCCGAACACAGATCAGCAGAAAGCCAAAACAAATTATACCAGATAATTGAAAATTGGGATTTTGAGAAATATGGTAAAATAGGTCAGACCGTCATTCATAGAAATTTTGAAATTTCAAAGAAAACGGTTGAAAAATATTGGTTTGAGTTTAAAGATTATGTTGCCACTCAGAACACAAATAATGGATTTTTGAAAGCGTTACCAAAGGTAACCGGGGAAGTGAAATCAATTGAAGATATTAATCATGAACAACCCGAAATAAAGCCCTCAGAGCCAAAAAAAGAATTGCGCAGGGCAGACTTCAATAACGTCGAAATAGATCGCATAGAAGACTTTTATGTAGCTAATTCAGACCGTTATAGGAGGGCTTTGAATATAATTTCAGTTACACCCAAGGTGATGATGATTCGGGAAGTAAGACATTTGATGGCAGCAGGAGTTCAAGGCGAAAAATCCTTTGAGGCAGGTGATTACAGCTTTACTTTCAACTTGTACCCACAGATCAATATGATTGAGTTTAAGGCAATAGCTTAAATCTTCTTGAGGGCTTTAGTGTCTTTTGCGGGTTTGTCTTCAAGAAATAATTTAAAGGGTTCTACTTTGAGTGCTTCAGCAATTGCAAAAATGATTCCGATTGAAGTATTGACCTTGCCTAATTCAATACGATTGATCTGGGAATGATCGGTTTCCAACAGATTGGCCAAATCTCGGACACTTAAATTAAGCAGTGTTCGGTACTTGCGGACGTTTGTCCCAACAAGTAAAATACCTTTAGAATCCTGCTTGATACCCATTTAACAAAAATTGTTATAAAAAATTTTGTTATTGTAGGCAGATTAGCCTACATTTGCGTTTGTAGGATAATTAGCCTACGTTGTTTTTATTATTTGCTGATGCCTAAACACTTATGGTTTGATAACGTCAGGGATAGTGTAATATTTATTACTGTGATTGGGGTAATGTTGGGTGTGCTGTATTACTATTATCTCATTGATAAACAGAAACTAAACAAAAGAAGAAATGGAAAAGTTTAAAAAATTAACGTTGTTGGTAGTAATTGCTGTTACAGCACTAATTACCGCTTGTACTAAAGGAAATGAAGCAGTACCAACCCCGGCAAAAAAGCCGTTGCCTCCGGTGAGCAACCTATCAAAGCCTGATACATCGTATACGCAACTTATAGGCCGATAAGCCCCTAATTATATTTAACAAAGTGACCTGTACCATTCATTTGGTACGGGATTTTTTATGTAAAAAGCTTTTTAGCCCCGGTGTTTAAGTTGCACAGAGAAAATGTAATTATTTATGCTTGGGAATTGTTTCCCATATCCAATATGGGTAGTTAGCATGAACCGGGTAAAACCAAATCCAAACTTGCCATAGCAAAACAAGACTGGCTGCAACACCTGCACACCAAGTTGCCCATAACAGCCGATTCTTATATCTGTTTTCTGCGACTTTAAGATTATCACTTAAAACAATTTTTTCGGTGTCTAATTTTTGTTGTTTTTCATAACCTATAAACAGAGAACCTTCGAAGGTAATGGCGTAATCGACACCGCCCATATCCCTCTTTTTTTCGTATACATATTTATCCCTGACTAATTTTTCGAGTATTCTAAGCAGGACATCACCATCTATCGTTATTTTTTTATCACCATCCCATAGTCTTGTACGCAGATTATCGAAATTTATATGTCCTCTATCTTTTTTAAAAAAATGTAAAACTATATCGATTTGTTGTATCGGACTCTTCTCCATAAAATTATGGCATTAATTGCGCTTTTTAAGATAAAAATTATTTCTCACATCTTCTCAGGCAATTTCAAAGATTAGGGTTTAACATGGCGGTACGCCATGACACCAACTATTAAAGCCCCGAAACTAAATCCGGGGGATTGATAAATATATTTTCAAGTTTTTGGTCATTTTCAAAAAATCCAAAGTATTTATAATTATATGAGAGGGATTAAAGCAATCAGTTTCTATAATCACTATTATATAAGTGATGAAAAAAGTGATCTATTTATCAAAATAGATATAACAAATAAAAAGATGCAGTACATAACAAAAATACAGTACAGCATCATAGACCTCTTAGCGGAAATCTACGGGGATGTTAAAGAATTATAACAATGGCAAATGCAGAATTAGTTGAGGCAAAAGAAAAAGAGGGCAGGGATATAGTCATAAACACATTTGGTAACAAATATCAGTTTGTAGAATCCCCTAATAAATATGATAGTTGGGACTTGTCAGGAACAACCCATAATATAGATAAAGGCGACAAAAACTTCTTTATTGAAATCAAAACGAGAGATTTTAAAAGTACAAAAGAAGAAACGGCGTTTTTAGAATATACTAAATTGTATCTAATGAAATTTGTAGCAGATGATAACAATAATGCAGATATGTTTTATATAAATATTTTCAATGATGGTTTAATATACGTTTGGAATCTGAGAGAAATTAAATTACAGGATATAATCATAACGGACAAAAGAGTTCCAAAAGAAACCTGTACTGATGTAGTTGTATACGAAAATAAATTGTTCATCGAATTGCCGATGACTAAAGCAAAAAAAGTTAAAATCAAAAATTAAAATTATGTTGCAAGTAATTCATTTAGTCAGTGACACAGTACTGTCAGTTCTGATAATACTTAATTTGATTGTTAAGACTAAGAAGAATGACAATTAAAATTATTCTATCAACCTTATTTATAATCTGGTTGCTCATGCTCCCGGCTTATCAAAATATGGTTTATAAGCTAAAACTACCTGATAAGCCTTTTAAATGTGAATATTGCCTAACATTCTGGCTGAATATCATTTTGGCAATAGCGTTTTGGAACGCCTCATTTTTAATAGTAGCCGTTACTTCTCCTGTTGTAACGGTTCTATTAAAGCGCATAATTGATGCGCTACCCGTAAACCTATAAATTATTTGTTACCCCAATATTCAGGCTATACAAAAGAACAAATCAAATCCGAGGTTTTAACTTCTTTATACCTTACAGGCAGGTTCAATAACCTTTATATGGGGGTATCTGCTAAATCAAAGGTTAATCCCCTAAAAGCTTACATACAACGTTTTTTGAAGGTTAACGGATTGGCGGAGGATGATAACGATTTCTGTGATGAATGTTATCAACACGTTTTTAGTCACCTATGGGCTAAACCTGCCGAAAAGATAGTTCAGATATTAGAGGATGCCCCCAATGGGGCTAAATTAACTGCTACAGCAGCATTTATAATAAGCAGACAATGTTTCTCCAAAAAGCCTAATCCGAAATCATCAGGGCTAATCTTTAACATACTAAATGCATCAGCCTACGGCGGGGTGATTATTCCAACGTCAGAAATATTTAATGATTCAAATGCCGGGGATGAACAGGTAATTATCTATGATGATGATTGCGAAGAAGAAGGTTTTGTTACCAAATACGATTTTACAATTGAGGAATTAGTTTCAAAGCTATCAGCAGAAGATCAGCAAAGCTTTTATGATTTAATCGATAAAAAGCAAAAGCGGGGCAAACCTTCAAAGCAGGTACAGGCCAATAAGGAAGATCTGTTCAATAAGTTAAAATCAATTAAAGACAAATTGAGAAATGAGTAAAGAAGAAATTATAGAGGCTTTAAAACCTCTGGAAAATAAAATGAAGCAGTACGCTGAAACTGCATCAGTCATGCTTAAGCATGACGAAATCAAATTAATGATAGATGCGTACCCGCACTATAACATTTTAACCGGGGGACAATTACCTGCTGTTTTTAATACAGGGTGCAGCAGTTGTGTAAAGCAGGTTTTAAGCTATTATATAAGCTTTTATTTCAAAGAATGACAGATAAGATATATAAATACATTTTTCGGTTAATAAATCAAGAAACGGGGTTATTGATAACGATGTATCCAGATGATGAATCAGTAATCAATGATCTGTATGAGCATATGATCTATAGTGATGTTGATGACTGTACCGCCCTGAAAAATTATATAGCTCTGTTAATCAAATTCTGTGAATCAAAAGAGTATTATGAAAAGTGCTCGTTGCTTTTAAAACTTAACCATAAAATATCTGATTAACTATTTAAATGAATGCAAATCCAAAGCCACTTTCTTTATGAGCCTGACCACTTACATGAAGGTATCCATCCTTCAATTCATAGGTTATAGTTTCTTCTTCACATATCAAATTATCTTTAATTAATTCAGATTTTACTTTTTCTAACACATCGTTTTTTTCAAATTGAACATTTTGATAGTTTGATTTGACATCATAGCTTATGCTTTCAATTTTAACTGTGAATAGGATAATTTGTGACATTGGACTTTTTAAATTTTAATAAAGGTTATGTATGAATAATTAACGAATTTAAATAAAAATATTTGTTATATATACGAATTATATGCCTTTGCGATATACTTCTTTTGCGACATTTGTTTTAATTGAGGATTTATTTAGATATCAGAAAAAGTAGTACTAATCCTAAAAAGCAAAGAATCAGCCCTGCACTTGGGGAATCAATTTTAAATGAACCTATTGGGGTATTAATCTCAATTGTGCTCTTAGCTTTCGTTTGAGTAAATATTAATACTATGCCCTTATATATAACATAGGCGAAAATTAATAAAACAAACATCATCCGAATCTCTTTCGGAGTCCAAAGTGCATAAAATGTCTGCATAGACACGGGTTCAAAGTAAACAAATGGAAACTGTCTACTTGAATTATTCTTAATTTAATACGGAGAAATATAGAATAAAATCAGCCTGACAATTCCTTAGAAATGGAAAATTCTCATACAGAGTGCAGATTAGTTAGGCCAAAAAAGATGAATACCGAAAAGTAAATTATTGTTTATTAATCTCCAAGAAAACAATTAAAAATTGGTAATTTGGGCTATGGAACAGCCTTATAAAGATATATTCATTGCGTGGGCTGCATTTGCAACGGTTTTAGTGATAGTCATAATATTATCGCTGATATTCCTTACGCCTTCACCACCGGGGAAATTACCTCCGGGGGGAGAACCAATGCCATTTATAGACCCTGCACATTAGGGATTTAAATAAGGATAGCGGTTACTCAGCCCATACGACTTTCGCACGGTGCCCTCGCTTAGTCAAGCTAAGCGGTTATAAGGCACGAAACTATTATAAAAATAGATGCAACAGTAAATAGATTCTATAAAGTAATCCAGATACAGCTTTCGTAATGGCAGTGAATTGTTTACTTGTCATTAATTAAAATTTAAGATTAAACTAATGCCTTTCACCGCTACCTTAATCAAATATAGTAAAATCTAAGGTTACAATTTCGCAAATAGGACTGACACCTTTTCAATCATTTTTGTAAATTGAGGTATCCACGCCTATGTTAAACTCTAATTGTAAATTGCTTACATTTATCTGTTTATAGATAAATAGTCTTAACTTTTGTAAAAGATAATTTTTAAAGTGAATTTATTTATATACGATAAAACAATCTAATAAGCCTTTTATTTTAACCTTGTAATGTTCTCCTTCATCAATGATAGTTATAGGTTCAGATGATAGGTCTTTTGTTATAACTCCGATTTGATAATATCTTTTTATTAATTTATTATTGGATATTTCTATTAGTCTGTTAAATTCACTCCATTTTATTTTTTTAATTAGGTCATTGTATGAATGTACTATTGTTGCTGTCATTCTACAAATATAAATAATATGCGCTAATTAATAATAGAAATATATTATTTGGTGATTATATAATTAGCAATGTACGCTAAACATATAATGCCTACGCTGTACTCAAATATTATTATCAACAATGCCCACCATAATGTTAGTTTTAAATCCTTTAAATCCAGTTTAAGCCCCCAAAAAATAAATCCGGTATAAATACCCACTTTATAAAGGTAGACCAAAAATTGTTGGCGTTTAGTTCCTACAACAAATATCTTTCGGATGGTATAGGTGTAATAATTTTCAATATTTTCTGGTAGGTAAGCAATAGTTAGTTGTCTGAAAATGCAAAGATTTAATATGAGAAAAGCTAAGAAGAAGATAAAAGAAATCTTTATAATTCTGCCCTTATCGTATCCGTAATCCCACCAAATACACTCAATGAAATTTATTAGCCAATGACCGTTAGTGTTCATTTTAAGTGCTTGGTATCGTTTATCTAAGGTTTCAAATTTTTCGTTTAAACCTCGTTCCTTTAATTTATTTAGAACGGTTTGATAAAGCATTGATTGTTGTTCATAACTGATGCTATCATCTACCAAGACTGTAAATCTATCATATGGTATATTTAGTTTTTCTATATCAACATTGCCTAATATTAATACATAATTTTTTTCTCTATTGTATGGCAAATTGGTAAAATCAATATATCCCTTTATATCTGTTAAATCTAAATTTATCAACTTGACTGTATCCGGTAAAAATACATTATGTAGAATAGCACTATCAATTTTCGTGTCTTTTATCACAAGAGTATTTGAAATTGATACAAGATGGAAATCTATCTTTTGAAAGTATGAATAGAGTAATTTTAATGAACTAAAATGTAGTGAATTGATACTAAGTCGTTTGACGTTGTTATTAGTAAATTTGGTCGTTGAGAACGTAGGTTCTAAATCATTATATATGCCGTGTAATGCCAAATCATCTCCGCTGACATCAAAGAAATTGGATGTATCTACCTTGGTTAACATAGTAACGCATTTCGTATTAAAGTCGCCAAATATTTCTAAAAACTTGCCTTGTGTTGCAAAAATTGTATCAAGAGGTTTTGTAATTTGAATGGTATCTTCTCTGTTAATTTTTATTGAATCCATCATTTCGTGATTTCTTGGAAATGTATGTTTAGTCTTGCCTGTTAAATATTGGAATTCATTATTAACATCTAATTGCAATAATAAACGATCATTGTTTTTAATCAGTAACTTATAGCTGTCAGAGGAATGATTTTTTTTAGATATATCTTGTGGGACTTTAATTAATTTAAAAGAACCTTGAGAATAAGTATAGAATGGGAGAAGCAGTAACATCGAGATTATTGCAAGAACAGTTTTCATTTTGAAACATTTAGGTCTTCTAAATTTAATAATAATATTCTTAAAAGCTATTCAGTCGTCATTTCCACCCTCACATACGGTAATATCTATTACCATCTAATATTTATTCTTAAAAGCAATAGAAATCAGAAAGTTGCCCCGGTATAAGGGGCATAATTAACTGGCTTACATAGTTGGTTAAAGTAGTGTCTTTTTACTGAAACTGCATTTGGATGCAGGAAACGCAGAAGGGGACAAAAACACAGGGACAAAATGCCATTTCAAAAGGGTGTTAGCGGTAATCCGGCAGGAAAACCGAAGGGCACAAAACATAACGAAAGCGATGTAGCAATAAGAGAATTTCTAAGGGGAAAAGCTACAGAATACTTTACTGGTACGGGTGATAACAGCTTTGCAGAAGATTTAAAAAAGCTAAAGCCGGGAATGCGTTTACAGTTGATGGAGAAGTATTTGAAGTACTTTCTTGCGCCTATGGCACATCTTCAAATCGATAGTGATATTAATGTGAACCAGAACGGAGTAATCAAAATTGACTTTGGTTTTGGTGATAAACGGATAGATAATGATATGCAGGATATCATCAATCTTATCTAAGATCGGATAGTGAAGATGATTAGTGAGTACCGTAAAATTCAAGTTTAAACAGCCCCACCTAAACCAGTTAAAGATTCTCAAAAGTACCGCCCGATATGTTTGTATCGCAGCAGGTAGACGATTTGGTAAAACAGATTGCATGATGACACTTGCGTGTCTAACAGCAGCTAAAGGCAAAAGGGTATTCTTTATATGCCCGACTTATAAACAGTGCCGGGATTGGTTTAAAAACATATTACAATTAATCCCCGGTGAACTGGTAGCCAGTACTAACAAATTAGATTTAACTATTGAGTTTGTTAATGGAGCTGTGGTTAAGTTCTTTTCAGGTGAACCTGATGCAGTAGAACGTATGAGGGGTTATGAGGCTGATTTAGTCCTGATAGACGAGTTTTGTAATATCAGCAATCAGAACTATGTCTTTTACGATATCGTTCGTCCTCTGGTAGCTATGACAGCGGGAAGGGTATTCCTGATATCTACTTTCAAAGGTACTGGTAACTTTTTCTATCAGGCATATCTAAAAGGCAAACAGGGTATTGATGGGTGGGAGTCATTCAAATTTAAATCTCTTGATAACCCTTTCTTTCCTAAAGCAGAGTATGAGCAAATTAAAGCCAGTACACCATCAATAACCTTTGCACAGGAGTTTGAATCAGACCCGCAGGCCAATCAAAGCAACCCGTTCAAAGAGGCTGATATCAACCGTAATATCATTAAAGAGTTAAGTAATGAACCTACAGTAGTGTACGGTATAGATATAGCGAAGGGTAGTACAGAGCAATCAGATGCTACAGTGATTATCGGGTTATCAGCTACGGGCCAGATGACATACTTTGATAGGTTCAGGCTAAATGATTATGAACTACAGTATCAAAAGATTTTAAATCTGCCATACCCTAAAGCCCTAAAAGTAATTGACAGCAGTAGCTTTACAGCGGGTGGTGTTATATATGAGAGAATCAGAAATGAAGGACATAATGTTATTGGGTTTGAGTTTACCAATAAGAGCAAAGCCCCGATGATCTTCAATCTTGTTAATGGGGTAGAAAGGAACGAATTGAAGTTTATAGAAGCTGTGGCCGATGAGATGAAAGTGTTTGAGATGAAATATTCTGATAAATCCAATGTAGTTAAACTACAGGCTCAACAGGGTTATCATGATGACTGCATAGCAGCTTTGGGTATGGCCTACAAGTATCTTCAACGTACCATACCAAATACCAATTTCTTAAACACATTTGGTTTTGCCTAAAAGCTTAAACCTATTTGCCCCGGAGTTAATAAACTGGGCTTAAACCTCCGGGTAGGATAATATTTATCTGAAAGTGTTTATGAGCAAATCAGAGGATTTATTGAAAAGAATACCCCGCAATTATAAAGAGGTAAATTACCTGAAATATATTCAGATAATGCAGATTCCAACAGAGCCGGATGAAGCAAATTATGATGTTGAAGAATATAACGCATATGTCCAGTATGCTATGTTATCTATCCTGTTAGATGTATCAATAACAGAGTTAACACAACTCCCGGCAACTACAATCATATCCCTGTTAACAGCAATCAACTTCATGAATACACCCATACAAAAGACACGGTGTGATCTCGATATAAAAATGATTGAGGAAATCACCTATGATGAATGGGTTGCCTTTAACAAGCTTAACGCAGATGGTCAGCAGTGGGAGAATATGCCCCAAATCTTAAGGCTATTAATTAAGAACAAATCAGATCAGGAGATAGCTAATCTATCAATTTACGATGTGATGCAGTTTTTTTTTGCGCTAACCAGATCAACGCTGAAATCTTTGAATCGTTTCCGGGTTTGTTTGGCTTGGAAGATATTGAAACAGATAGTGAGGGAGAAAATTCAGAAGATAATCAAAATGTTTTGGCACAAATAAATCAAGATGCCCAAAAAGAGTTTAACCGTTTATGGGGGTGGACTGATTTAGCTATGAATGTTTCCAAAGAAATTGGTACACCCTACTTACAATGTATTGAATTACCGGCCTTATACGTGTTAACATTAGCCTCATACCTCATAGCTAAAGTAAAAATCTTAGAATCTAAATACAAAAAAGCCTAAACAGCAGCAAAATTTTAACCCCTGAAAAATGGCAATCCAATCAAGAGCAGCAGCAAGCAGAGCAGCCAGAGCCTCCGCATTATCTCAAATCTCCCAATTAGGAACTGCCCGGAGTGAATTTACCACGGCTGACATGTTCAGCACTGCTGAAAACGATGTAGCCAGTTTTATAGAAAGAGTTAAAGAGCGGATTCAATCGGCTGATATGGTTGTGACCGGGGAGATTGAAAATATCAAGATGGAAACATCTGAATCTGGTATAAAAATTTTAGCCCCGGCCTATTTGCTGTTTCAGGATAAAGGTGTCCGGGGTGCTGAAAGTTCCGAATTGGCACCGGATTCACCGTTTGCCTATAAAGAGAAAATGCCCCCTTATTCAGCTTTTATCAACTATATCAATACTAAAAACATTCAGCTTCGTAATGAAGAATTTTTACACGGTAAACCATCCCCGCACGAAGACTTGGAAGGAGATGAAAAGGCTATCAAGACTGCTGCATTTTTGATGGCTCGAAAGGTTTACAAAAAAGGCTTTAAACCCCGGAATATTTTTACTCCTGAAATACCGCAATTAGTAGAAGATCTGCAAAAGACTATTAAAGGCTTTTCGGCTGATTGGATAAAGTCAGGTATTAAGGGCGGAGCCTCCGGCGATGTATTTAAAAGGGCTACAACAGATTGATTTCAACGTAAGATACAGCTATGTGATTTTTCCCTGCCACAAGACCAATACCTTCAAATAGTTCAGTGTCAGATTCCCAAACAAATTTAAAAGCAGCCCCCTGTTTTGTGATAGTAAGAATACAATGACATACTGATGCGTTATTCTTTTCGATAAATCTGCAATCGTATTGGCCTTCAATTCCTGTACTATCCGGATATATCTTTACGGCTATTTCATTATCAATGCTGTAAACATTACCATTGAATAATCCTGTATTCGTGTACACAGCATTGAGCAAATTACCATTATCCAAAATTTCAAAAACTTCAATGCCGTATTTGGGTGTCATCTTCTAAAGGTTAAGTATCGAAGGTATTAATATTTATCCTAAAAGAGATGATTACAATTACCTCACAACCTCAAAAGTATACACCTGTCATGAACAACCCTGTCATTTTTCAACTGAGAAGTGATAGAAGTTCTATTCTATACTTTATAGTTAAAGTTTTAGCCTCAGATAACAGCATCATTTCAACTCAAAAGTATTATACAGTTCCTCCTATACCTCTGGGAACATACTTTGATTTGTCTTCTATCTTATCAAACTACGTCGATTACCAGTTGGTCAATACCGAAAATATAGTTGAGGAAACCCCGGCTTTATCATTAGCCTACAAATTACAGATTACGGAATACTACTTAAGTATTGGGGTTTTAACTCAAGGTGATACTTTAAGCACCGGCTTATATGATGTTTGGAACGGAGAAATTGATAGAACTCATTTTACGGATTTCAACTATAAACATTACACATTATCATCAGGCTATACCGGAACAATTCATTTCTTAACCCATAAGCCAACTGTAAATGCTATCTATAAAGATTCAACTGAATACCTGTACTATTTAAATGATGGTCAGGTAGCAAAAGCTAAGTTTGATTTTTACGGCCAAAATAACCAATTGGTAAGTACACAATACATTACAGGTGTTACACAAAATGCAGGTAGATTAAATGTTAGTCCCAATACTTTAACAAATTACTTTGGTACAGACTTTTCAGGTTTGTTTGGTCACCAATTCCAAATCCAATTTGCGCTTCAATTCGGTGATTCTCTTAAGCTTTTAAACTCTTATTACTATACAGTTCAACTAACAGATTCATCAGGAAATACCCTTTCCGAAAAGAGAACATACGTGTTGAAAGATGCCTCTAAATGCCGGAAATCATTTCAATTAATGTTTAGTAATCCGTTGGGTGGCTTTGATAGCTTAAGCTTGTTTAACCCGCAGGAGCAAATAAGTTCAGAAAAAACTACTATTGGAAAATATCCCTTTCAACTAAACTCATCCGGGGTATATTCAGATATAAATAATGGAATCTATAATGAAACTTCAACGGTAATTAACATCACAAATACCAGTCAATACACAGCGATTACAGACGTTTTAAGCGATGATTCAGCTAAGTGGTTACGTAGTATCATTACCGCTGAAAAAGTTTATGTGAGGCTTGATAACAGCAGGTATTACCCCGTAACGTTATTTAATAGCTCTTATACTATCAGGCAGAAAAAGTACTCAACTGATAACAATAGGTTGGAGATTACTTTCACTTGTGATGTTCCCGGATTATTTGATTAACGACCTAATATTTATCCTAAAAGATAATGGATATTTCAGGTTACACCTCCGGCATTACTGCCAATATAATTAATCAGACTTTACCGTTTACTATCAGTCCTGCTACTATAGGAAATGCTTTCAATACACTTGCTAACCTTACTAAAACTAACGTTGAAAGTAAGTTAGACATATCTGGCTCAACCTTATTTATAACAGGGATAACATCGACGCAAGTTACTAATGCTTTAGGTTTTACACCTTCACAAGTGACCGTTGGTTCATCAACAGGTTCAATCAATTTGCAAAACCCCGCAAATATTCTATTAAACACTTATGTTCAGACATCAGCCAGTTTCAATTTAATAACATTTAGCGGTGTAACATATTATTCTTCTGTTAGTGGCAATACCACCTATACAATTGGTGGCTATATATCACCTTCAAGTACATTAAGTTTGAATTTAAGATTTGAGGACATTAACGGAAATTCCTTAAGTGGGGTTACCTTAAATAATATTGCACCAACAGTATTTACAACGCCGTCAGCCTGTACGAAAATCTATTATTCAGTTCAACGTTACGACAACACTTCGAATACCAAACCCTATAATAATGTAATGTTATTGGCAGGTGACCAGTCGGCTAATTATCCCGCCTATGCACCGTATTTATCAAATGTAAACAGCATCAACAATAAGAATATTGAAGCGCAATATTTGACGAATGGTATTGTTGTGACCCCGATGACAGGAGATACTTATGTCGTTACTCAAAAACAATTAAGAGATAAAGGTTATGGAGTACCAACAATCACAACATCAATAAATCTTCAAAATCCGGTAAATCAAATAACCGGACAGTGGATAACCCCAAATGACGGAAGCTATGTTACGTTGACGGGAGCGGTATTGCTCTACAGCCCGGTTACCCCCGGTAATATTTACACCTTAAGCGGTTATCATCATCCTAATTTTGCGGGCGGTCAGCCTGTTTCAATAAGGTTTGAGGACGCAAGTAACGCTAAGATTAGCTACGCTATTTTGCCATCCGGTGAAACACCGTACACGTTTACCGCCCAAACCAATTGCACAAGGGTAGTCTACGGTGTTTTTAGAACATCATTCCCTCAGCCTTACAGCCAGATTCAATTGGAAACAGGTAACACAGCAAATGTTTATGTACCATTTAGTTTTCCGGTTGTTACCGCTATTAATGGTTACATGATAAGCGGGGCTACAGGTGCATCGAGTAGCACCGGGGACACTCTTACCATTTTAAATTCAGATAAAATTGTTTTCGCAGGTTGCTCTTACATTGAGGCTGCCGGGGTGGCAGTAAAAAATAAAGCCATTGTTAACAGGGTTGCAGCGCTAACAAATTATCAGGTATATAACTATTCACAGGGTGGCGATAGGTTAGTAGATATCACAGATAGGTTAAGAAAAAATACCCCTACTCAATTTACATCGAGGGGCTTTGGTATAAGAGATATTAACCCGACATACATAACCGTTCAAAATATCGGGAACGAAACTTTAAATAGTGGTATTAGCGATTCTGATTTGTTTAAAGAAGAATTGAAAGAAGTATCAGAAACTATTTTAGCATCAGGTGCTAAACCTATATATAGTAATGATTATTTCATTAAAAATTCCTTCCTATCTAATATTTTCAAAACTGTAGCTGATGAATATGGAGCGTATTACCACGAACAGGGCGTATTAGGTGAAAAAATAATTACACAAGGTGTACCCGCAATTAGGTTCTGGGGTACACACCCGGATACCCGTGCCATTTCTTACAATGTTAATGAATGGACATATTTATTTAATAAGGCAATCCCAAATCCTAAGAAATCAATTAAAGGATTTAGAAAAATAGGGGAGTTAGCTATTAATTCAATTCAGGATTTAAACTATGATACCATCCAACAAAGAAGTTCAAAATGGTCAGAATTAACGGTAGGTCATTATGGGTTGACTGAATCAAATGAGGCAAACGGTTGGGGGTATATGGACAAGATTTCGGGCGCAACTTCATACACAAAAGGTACTGCTTACACTGATGAGTATCTCGAATTGATGAGTAAAAACGCAGTTTCGTTTACGGATTTTGCTTTGTGGGATTTAACGTTGGATAAAATCAATAACACATCAGCAACCATTTACATACAGATGCCACAAAGCGGGGCAACTAAATTCTGGTTGAAAGACTACTTTAACAGTGCGGATTATGCTTTTCCGGCAAAGAGCAATCAATCTATTATCTTAACAGTTGACAAAACTACTTATACAGGTACATCTATTACGATTGGTGATATTTATACTTCAAGTCAGGTTCTAAATGGCACAGGCGGTACAATCAGTTTGATAGCTAAAGGTAAATTTTATAGTCCTACTACTGGTTATATCATTGGGTTTGAAACCTTAAATCAAGCTCAACCATCAACTATTGTTTATGATACTACAGGTACTACTACTTTAGCAACTACAGGCTCAACAGGTTCAACCACTATTAACTATTCAAAAATCAATAGTACGTTGACAAGGCATAGTTTTGCATTCTTAAGTACATACGGTAAACCCGAAGGTAGTTTTGCTAATGTAACATCAGCAGCAACTTACAACAATGGCTATTATCAATTAACGTTATCTGCATCGGATTTAAAAAGATATGTAAACTACGACAATTTGAAATTGGTTGTTGATTTATCAGGCAATACATTTTCTATTTCCGACATCTATGTACAATATAACGGTGGTGTAGAAAAGAAAAACAAAAAGGTAGGTTATAGCCCTAAATTATCGTTTACAGAGAAGATTAGTGATAATACTTTTGATAGCGGTTGGACGGGTTCGGGCAGATGGTCAAACAGCGGTGCTACTTTGGTAAGCAGGAGTTCAATAAACAGGGATTATCCATCTTTAATCAGCCCTGCTATCAATCATATTGAATTAGGTTATGATGCAGATGGTAACCCTAACAAGGTTTTCAGAACTATTAACGTTACTGCCAAAACTGGAACAAGAAAGGCTGTTGTAAGGGTTAATGCTGAACTGTTCCCTAAACTTTACAGAACTGATCTAACCCCGGATAGTGAAACAACTAACACCCGACAAATTAAAGCTGATAGCTATGATGCGGGTACGGTATGTTTAGGTATCAAGGGTAATAACATCGTTAACATCCTAAAACAAAGGGTTGAAATTGGATGGACTGATGTCTACTTTGAGTTTGATATACCACCATTTCAAAGCACGTTTGAGTTAAGTATTTTCCGAGACGTATTAGACGTTATTGATCCTGTGAATTACAGAAATCATCTGTACCCGCTTTGCGTTTGTTGGGTTAGTTGCCAGATCGAAGGGGAATAAAAATAATAAGGGCTGCATTCGCAGCCCTTTTGTATTATTGTGTTTTAACATCGGCACAATGATTACTATTGTTTCTAACCTTACCGGATTTGATATTTCATCTGATATTCAGTTTCCAATGAATATTGAGGGCTTTGAGGTTGATTGTAATAATAAAAGGCTTGAAGCAATTTTTTTTAAAAAGCAAAATATTGCTCCATATGTCGGATTGAATACCTATAATTCATTTGTTGACAACATTAATATTTACGGTGATATTGAGCGAGTTGATAATGTTGCTATTTTTAAGTATCAGCAGTTCGCTGCTAAATTTCTTTATCGTTTTCAAATATCACTGTGGCTTATAAAAGACAATTCTGTTAATTTTCATTGGATTCATTCCATCGCTAATGACGGGGATGAAATACCTGTTCGGTCTCGAATTTTTAATTTGATGTATTCAAATTCAAGTGGCAAATTTTCCAATACAAAATTTGATAAAAATGAACTTAATAAAGTTAAGTCATTAATGATACAAGTGAATGATTTAATCCAAATTGATGGACTTGAAAAAATAGAGTTAGATTACTCTGAATCATCCAATGTAAATTCCTCTGGTAAGAATAGTATACCATATAAGCTTTATAACAAAATTAACAGAACATTTGATTTCTTAAGCTATGCAAGAGAAACGGATTCCCTGCCTATGAAGATATCGTTTTATATGTCATTGTTTGAATGTTTATTCGTAACGAATAGCACGGAAATTTCACATCAATTGGCTGAAAGAGTTACTTTATATATTGGAGGAGAATTAAAAGAGAAGATTGAAAACTATAGAGCTATTAAAACTGCTTATGGAATAAGGTCGAAATTTATGCACGGAGATACCATCAGTGCATCAAATGAAAAGTTGGCTGAATCTTCAATTAAGATGGATAGCCTTGCAAGGGAGGTATTACTGAAAATAACTATCTCGGACGCAAAGATTTTTTTGCTAAAGCAAGACGACTTTGAAGGTTATTTTATGAATTTGATTTTTAAAAGTGATGGAGAAATCACAGACGGATTATAATACTAAAAAAAAGGCTATCGTCATGATAGCCTTTCTTTTTAGCGTAAAGAATACTTTTTGGGGCGATTATCATCGGACTTAAGTATCTGTTTAACTGTTTCCATATTTGAAAGATATTGCGGTACTGGTGAACCGAAGTGGATACCGTTTTTGTTAAGGTATTCTTTAACCTCACTTACTGTAGCCGAACCCAAAACCTTTAAAACGTCTATAATCTTTTGATCGTTACTTTTCTTTTCACCCGCTGGTTTTGCTGGCTTTGATGAACCCTTTTCCTTTTTTACTACAGGGTTATGTTTAATAGTAGGTTCACCTTTAAAAACTTTTAAACCTTCTTGAAATGTTTCGATGTTTGCATCAATATCAGCAATATTCCATTTTGCTTTTATAGAAGCAACTTTTATATCAAATTCAGATTGAGCCTCCGCTAATTCTTTTGTCAAATTTTCTTCTATAGTGCTTTTCTGACTTAGTAGTTGTTCTAACTCTTTTTGTATATTTTCTATTAACTGCTCTTTTGACATAATCTTATATTTTTTTAGTGTTTATATTTTAGATTTATACAAATGTATAAATTTTTTTGAATCGTGTATATTTTCAAAAAAAAATTATTCTATTCTAAATCGAATATTTATCTAAAAAGATGAGTAATCTAAATTTTAAAATATACTTAATAGAAGATAATGGCAGCTATGCTGAATTAGAATGTGAATCTTTGGGGGACGAATTTACAACTTCATTTTCTACTACTGTTATTCAGGATATAAGCCAACGCTTAGATTCTCTAAGTAAAAACATAAGCTTAAAAGCTACACCTAATAACAATAGGGTTTTGGGGAATTTATATAGCCCTTCGAGGTTTTCAGATACTACATTACCTGAGAAATTATATTATAACTTTTCACCAAATAGGGGTGTACAGTGTCAAATCTTTGAAGACTCAATAATGATTTTTAAAGGTACTTTAAAGATTACCGGGGTTGATCTTGATAGCAACGGTAATTATACTTATTCAGCAGTTGTTACCGGAAGCTTAGTTGATTTCTTTGGTAAGATCGGGAATGATCTGTTAAGCAATGTATTTGTAACAGATTACCACCACCACTACACATTAACGAACATAGTTAATAGTTGGAATATGAATTACAATGATGGTTTAACAGAGCCTTATCATGACTTTTTCTATCCGCAAATCGATTATGGAAAAACTATTGTTCAGAACCCCGGCAAGTTTGATTTGCGCAATTTTAGAACCGGGGTTTATCTTAAAACCTATTTTGATAACATCTTTCAAAAATATGGTTATACCTATTCCGGTGATTTTATTAATTCTGATATTTTCAAAAAGTGTTTTATACCCTATGCTGAACAGGAGTTTTCTAACGCAGTTAAAAAAGTCTTTTATACTGATGTTACCACCGGGGCAACAACCTATAATTTTACTTCTTTAAATCATTCTGCTGCTATCGATTTGGGAGCAATAGTTGATAGCCAGTATATCAAAAGACAAACCCGAACATTTACCGGGGTTGATGTACATACTTATGTTTTGACCAGAAATGTAACTACCCAATTGGATTTATCAGTTAACTTTTCTGCTACTTCTTTAGATGGTACAGGTTCAACGGTAAGCTTTGTTTTATTCCAGTTAGACACCTCCGGAACTCCCATTACATCTACTAATTCAGAATATCTTTTTCCTACATCCGGTATAACTGGTTCAACACATCTTTCATTGGCTTTAAAATCTTACCTGAAAGGTGAAGGTTTCGGCATTGTGGCTAATACCACTTCAAATACAGCTTCTATAACTGTTAATAATGCTGTGTTTAATTTAGGGGCATCAGGAGTTACTTCACAAGTAGAAATCGTTTCGGGGGATACCATCAACTTAAGAGATGTAGTTCCCCAAAATGTGATGGTTAAAGATTTTCTAAAATCACTATTGAAGTTTTTTAATTTATATTTTTTAGAAAATCCAAATGTTCCCAACGATATTATTATTGAACCTTTTGATAGTTTTTACCAGAAGGCATTAACCCCGGCAACTTATGCTTATGATTGGACTAAAAAAGTAGATTTAAGATCAGCATCAAAGATTTCTTTCAATACTCAGTTACCGTCAGTATATAATTTCAAGTTTAAAACGGATGATAACAATTATTATAACAAACTTTATACAACTAAGTATGCTGATGTTTCCTACGGGGATTTCTCCATAACTAATAGTAAAGGTGTAGCAGCCGGATTAGATATTGAAGTAGATTTTTCACCAACAATTATAGTTAAAGAAAACGGTGATGATAAAATATTACCTGCCATTTTTAAAGGTGAATTAACTGCTAAACAATCCTATAAAAGTAATTTGAGAATCTTATTCAATAATGGTTATACGTCCTGCAACCCGTATGATATAGTCTTAACAAATTCGGGGGATACTGTAACGTATACCACCGTATCATCAGGTTTAACATTAACTAATAAATCATCTCATATTTTAACAGATACCAACGGTACAGGAATTTTTAGTTTATTATTTGGTGTACCAAATGAAGTTTATATGCCTTTAACGCAAGATATATTTACCCTGCCAAATATATATTCAGATTTCTATCAAAACCAGATTTTAGAATTGAATGATGATAATGTTGCTGTGTTTGATTTTAATGTGCTATTATCTGCAACAGATGTATCAAATCTTGATATGAGAACCCCGGTATATATCCAAACTAAAGCCGGGGGCATGTATGCCAAAATTTTAAATATTGATTACTACAACTCTAAAGAAACTTCGCAGGTTAAACTTCAAAAGATAGTGTTATAAGAGGGTTAAATCCGGCCTTAAAGATCAGGTCAGCCGAATATTTATCGAAAACGATAAATGGCTACAAATACAAATAATGGGGCTGAACAAGTCATATTAGATATATCCGTTAACGGTACAGATCAGGTTAAAGAGGCTACACAGGAAGTAGGTAAATTAGGTTCTAAAGTTGGTGAAGTCTCGAAACAACCTGTAGGTAATTTAGATGGTTTCAAAAACTACAAACAGTTAATCCGTGATGCTACCAGTGAGTTACAGAAAATAGAACAACAGCAGGGTAAAAACTCTGCTGCCTTTTTGCAAGGTGCTAAAGATTTAGCTGAACTAAAAAGACGTGCAAGTGAATTTAAGGATACCCTCAACAGCTTTTCTCCCGAAAATAAGTTTGCTGCTTTTTCTAAAGTAGCTTCTGGTGCAGCAGGTTCATTAGCCGGGTTCTCCGGTGGTTTGATAGCATTAGGTTTCAACTCTGAAAAATCATCGGAAAACTTAGCACGCTTGCAGGGTTTGTTAGCATTCTCTCACGCTTTATCAAATTTAGATGACCTCAAAAAAGGTTTCTCCGATTTGGGTAGGGTGATTGCTGCTCAATTTTTACCTAAACAAGCCTATACCAAAGCTACTCAGGAACAAACTGTAGCTAACGAGGAATTAGTAACCTCTAATGAAGCTTTAGTAGCTGCTCAAACAGAACGGGCTGCTGCTGAAACTGCTTTAGCTACTGCTATTGAAAATGCTAACAATCTAAAGGCTGAAAGTGAAGCAGCATTAGCAGAGGCCAGAGCAGCGGGCTTAGATGCAGAAACTGAACTATCAGGAGCAGAAGAAGCTTATTTAGAACTGGCTGCTTTGGCTGCTACAGCTAAACAGGAACAGATCGCATTACAGGAAGCTTATAACGCTGCTTTAGCACAAGAAGCAGAATTAACGGCTGCTAATACCGCTGCACAGGGGGCTTTGGCTGCTACAATAACTGTTGAAACTGTTGCCACCGGGGGCGCTACTGTAGCTACTACTGCTTTTGGTACTGCATTAAAAGCTATAGGTATTGGTTTAGTAATTGCCTTGATAGCAACTTTGGTTACCCAGTGGGATAACCTTAAAGCCGGTATCTCAGGTTTATTTCCTACAGTAAAAGCTTCAACCGATACTTTCCATTCATTTATGGAGGTTGTTAACGGTGTTGGTTTAGTAATTCTAAAGGGTTTAAAAGTACCTATTGATTATGTTATCACCAGTATCAAAGTTCTGATTGATGTTATAAAGTTAGATTTCAAAGCTGCTGCTAATGACCTTAAAGACGGCATTAAAAATGTTGCTGATGATTTAAACGTAGTTGCCAATTATCAAAAAGGGGCTGCTAATAAAAGAGCAGCTTATGCAGAGGAAGCCCGAAAAGAAGAAACCCAAAAAACAATTGAGCAAAATGATAGGCAGCTTAAACTATTAAAAGCGCAAGGTAAAGATGCTACTGCTTTACAGATAGAAAACGAAAAGCTAAAACTTTCTGTACTGGATAAATCAGATAAAGACTATCAAAAGAAATATGCTGATGGTCAAAACCAGATAGCAGTAATTCAGGCAGAAGCAGATAAAAAGATTCAGGATAAAAAAGATAAAGATGCTAAAGCTGCTGCTGAAAAAGCTGCTGCTGCTTTAAAAACTGATTTAGATGCTATTAAAAAGCAAAATGAAGATGCGTTAAAAGTAATAGCTGAAGGTACGCAGGATGCCCGTGATAAAGAGTTAACAGATTTAGATGTTAAATACAAAAAAGAGTTTGACCTTTTAGAGAAACGAAAAAAAGATCTAAAAGATTACAACACTGAATTCAACAATTTGACAGAAGCCCGCAAAAACGAAGAGTTAAGGGTTAATAAGAAATATGATGACCAGATCGCCGAATACTTAAAGAGCATCGAAAATGAAAATCTATCAACATATGATAAGGCCATTCAGGAAATCAATAAGAAAATTGATGAACAATTAAAGAACGCAACCCCGGAGCAAAAAGAGTTGTTAGAAGCATCCCGCAATGATCAGATCAATAATCAGAGGTTGCAGAAGATAGGTAACAGCGTTTCAAATCATGCAGATGCTAAAGATGTACAGGTCAACCGTAATAACAAAGCAAAAGATACTGATACAGCCGATGTAGCTAAAAACAAGGTTAACGCAAATGAAAAGGCTGATACCGACAAAGAGAATGCTGAGTTTCAGGCTAAGTTATTAGGGTTAAAAGGCCAAAATGATGCTATTGAATTGCTAACACAACAACATGAAACAGCTTTAACAAATATCGCTGATAATGCAGCAGAAGCCCGCAAAAAGATTGATGAAAACGCATTTGAAGCAAAAAAAGAGATTCAAAGTGCGGAAGCTGATTTATTAGGCGGTTTTGGTTCGTTGCTTGAAGATATTGGTGAAAAGAACAAAGCGATAGCAATCGCCGGGATTGTTGCGGAACAGGCAGCAGGTATAGGCAAAATTGTTATAAATACTCAGGTAGCTAATGCTAAAGCTGTAGCTGCTTCGCCTATTACTTTTGGTCAGCCTTGGGTAACCATCAATACTATTTCAGGTGTTTTAGCGGGTGCAGCATCAATAGCAGCCGGAGCAAAAGCAATTAGCCAATTAAAGAGCGGTACGGCATCAGGAGTTGATTCTCCATCTTCAATATCAAACGGTGGGACACCATCAGCACCAATTATCAATAGTACAGTTTTACAACAAAACGGTTCTCAGGATATTGTTAAAGCTGTTCAAACTGAGAAAAGTAAGCCCGTAGAAGCTTATGTTGTTTTGAAAAGTCTAAAAAATGCGGAGGCAAAAGATAGTTTAAACAATAGCTTATCTTCTTACTAAGTGTATCCCCGTACTAAACCGGGGATACAAACTAATATTTATCGGAAAACAGATAAATGTTAAAAAAGAATTTACCCCTTATAGAATTAACCATAGACCCGGAAGAAGATTCATTTGTTCAGGCCGTAGCATTAGTTGAACATCCTGCTAATGAAATGCAGTGGTTAAGCTTTGCTAAAAATGAGCAGTTAAAGTTTGCTGCTGATGATCTTAAAAAAGAATTGTTAGGTGTTGCCCTGATTCCTAATCAGGTTATTTATAGAAACTCCCCGGAGTTGGGGGAATATGCCTGTACCTTTTCAAAAGATACTATCCGAGAAATTTCACAGGTGTTTGCCCGGAAAGGTTTCTTCAATAATACCAATTTAGAACATTCATTAATCCCTGCTGACTCTTACATATTTCAATCTTATATAGTAGATACCGATAAAGGAATTTTAGCACCTAAAGCTTTGGGTAGTGTACCTATTGGCAGTTGGGTGTTAGGCTTAAAGGTTCTATCAGATCAGGTTTGGTCAGATATTCAATCAAAAAAAATTACAGGATTGTCCGTTGAGGGGCTGTTTGGAATGATCGATACCAAAACTACAGTTAATCTTTCAAAACAATATTTATTATCCGAATTAGAAACCGCTTTTAAGGAATTAGCTGAATTAGAACAGCTAAAAGATAATATCTAAGCTATCTAATATTTATCGGTATAAAAACGAGATGGAAAAAAGCGCAATACAATTAGCAAAGGAAAAGTGCCAAAATCTATTGAAGTTTTTTACTGAAAAGTATGATGAATCGTTTGAAGCCGTAAAAGTTAAAGATTCAGACAGTATGCTTGAGTACGCCGAACTTAAAGAGGGTGCTGAAATTTCAACCAGTACTTCAAATGGTTCAGTGCCTGCACCTGATGGCGATTACGCATTGTCGAATGGCGCAGAAATAACAGTAAAAGACGGAAAAATAGATAAAATCACAAAAGAACCTGATGCACCTGTAGAAGAAGCTGAAAAACCTAAAGAAGAAGATTTGGCTGCGCCTGTAGAAGGTTCACCCGCTGAAGAAGCTACAGAAACCCCGGCAGATGAAGCTAAAGAAGATGATGCAACACAAGCATTATCAGACAGGATTTCAACTCTGGAAGATGCAGTAAAATCAATTTTACAGGTAATCAGTGAAGCACCTACAAAAGAAGATGTACAAAACTTCAATTCAACAATTGAACTACTAAAAAAAGTACCCACCCAACTATCAGCCGATAACAGGGTGGAGATAAAGGAATCCGAATTAGAAAAATACAAACGAATCGGTAATTCTTTCAAAAAGTAATACCCCTAATTATAAGATGGCTTATAATATTTCAGCCCTACCTGTCTATAATGACGAAACCTCAAGGGCGTTCATGACAAGAGCAATTTTAGGCGCTCAGACAATTAAAATGTTGTTAGATGCCAACGCATTTGACGGTACTGCAAAAGGTAACAAAGCAGTACAATTAGCTAATACTGATGTTCAAATTCAAGATGGTTCAACCTGTGGCCGTAATGCTTTAGGTGATACTGTTTTGGGTGAAGCTATCTTATCTGTTAAGGATTTGAAAGTGAACCTTAACTATTGCGTTCGTGACCTTGAAAAAACTTACGCAGTTCAGGATATGAAGGCCAAAATGGCAGGTCAGGTGTATGATGATGGTTTGTTCTTAGACTTTATTGGTACTGAAGTTTCAGACAAAGTACAGGCAGCTTTAGAGCAAATGATCTGGAAAGGTGATAAAGCCTCTGGTGCTACTGCAACTTTAAAACAGATTGACGGTTTCGTAAAACAAATCACTGGTGCTACCTACATTCATTTATCGGGTGGTACTTCTGGTGATACCATTTCGCAACTACAGGCTTTTGATTTGCAAATGCCCGTTGAGATTGCTAACAAAGAAGATTACAGAATCTTTATTGGTACTGACACTTACAGGAAGTATGTATCTCAAATCGCTGCTAAAAACTTATTCAATCCTAATGACCAATTAACATTATGGGGTAGCGTTTCGAAACTGGCTCCGGTTGATGGCCTCAATTCGACAGGTGCTGTAGTTGCTGCACGTATGTCACAATTACAGGCAGGTGGAGAAATGCAGGATGTAGCATTAGTTAACAAGTATTCTATGGAAACCGAACAGGTTTATTTTGACTCTCGTTTTTCATTAGGTGTAGTACCAATTTATACTGAATCTATCGGTTACGGTACAATAAAATAATAATAATGTAAGAGGGGCTGACAATCCGGTTAGCCTCTTTTATATCCGACTTAAAATATTTATAAAAAATGGCTTGTAATTCATTAACCCTGTTGGCTCGTGAGTGTGGGAAGAATACTAAAACCGGGGTACGTGATGAAGTTTACCTGATTGCCTATAGTGATTTAGCTATCATATCAGGTTCAACTGAAGTTTACGCTGTATCATCTGGTGGAACTATTTCTAACATCAACGTAGCTTCAGGAAAAACGTTTGTAAAATACGGTGCAGTAAAAGATCAGAACAGTATCAAGTCTGACTATACCTATAACGATAATGGTACTTACGATATACAAAAATCACTTTCGTTTACTTTGGCTAACATCGGTAGTATCGCTGCTAAAACAGCAGTTGAGAATCTTTTCGGAAATCCGGTTGCTGCTTTAGTTAAACTCAAAAACGGTACTTGGATTGGATTTGGGCTTAACGGTCAATTTCAGTTGAAATCTGTAGCTACCGAGGTGTCAAATTCTGCAAACGGTAGGGTTTTGACCCTTTCCGGCAGCGATGTAGAAGAACCGCAGATCGTAGACCCGACAATAATCAACTCAATAGTTGCTCTATAATTCTTTGCTCATAAGAATTATCCAACCTCTGCCAATCCCGGCAGGGGTTTTTTCTTATATATAATCCGGGTGCTAATATTTATCTAAAACAAAATGTTGGTAATAGATAAATCAAACCCTGTTCAAAGAATCATTTTAACGTTAACTGAAATCACAGGTATCGCCGATGCCGAATACATAGTTAAGCTTAAACATGATGCAACCAGATTTGAATATACTTTTTCCTTGCCCGTGAATGTTTCACCTGCTCCCGAAAGGTTTGATCTATTCTTAGTTACCACCTCAGTATTTGATGATATGCCTACGGGCTATTATATCTATTTAGTTTTTACTAATTCTCCAACTCCGGGCCACTCTTTTAAATCAGGTAAGCTTTTGATTAAAGATTTAGAGGTAACCGAATATGTAACACCGCCAAATACAGATACCAATGAATATATAATTTATTAATGAGTAACGATTTAGTGCAGGTTGATGATAATAAATTTAGAACCGCTATAATCAATTTTAGTAGAAGTATAACACCCCTGCCAGAAAATTTTAGACAGGGTACTACTGATGACAATTATGTTAGGTACGGTGATGATAACCTGTACCCAAATTTCCTTTTGCGCCTTTTGGCTTCTGTTCCTTTACACCGCTCAATTGCGCTATCAAAAGCTAATTACATTTTAGGTGATGGCATAGTAGTAAAAGACACTGGCAAACCTGCTGATTTTGATATAAATCTGGTTGATTCTTTTGAAGAGGTTATTCGCAAATGCGTACAGGATTATATCATCTTCAATACTTTCGTTTTAGAAATTCAGTATGATGTTTTAAAAAATAAGCCTCTTTATTTCAATCATATTCCTGCTAACCAAATGCGCTGCAATTTTCCTAAAACTAAGTTTTGGATTTGCCCGGATTGGAAGCAGAAAAGAAGCGTGTTAAGCTATGATCGTTGGATAAAAGGCAATAACCCCGACCAGAAATCTAAGATTTTCATGTTTCAGGGTTATGTACCCTCTGCGCAAAATACCTATGCAGAAGTTTCATATCAACCTGCTGTAACCAGTATGGTAAGTGAAATCCTATTGCAGGATTTTATTAAGGCAAATTTAGAAGATGGTTTTAGCCCCTCAGTAATCTTAAGCTTTTTTAAAGGCCAACCTACCGATGAACAAGCCAAAGAATTTGAACGCAAACTTAGAACTGAGTACTCCGGCGCAGCAGGTAAGAAATTCCTAATCAATTATAATGATATGGGAAGTGAAAAGGGTTTGCAGGTTGATAGCATTTCATCAACTGATTACACTGATAAATTAGATTTCGCCCGCAAAGCCAATATTGAAGATATTTTAACAGCACATCAGGCAACCAGTAGGATTTTATTTGGTGTAGAGCAGGAGGGCGGTTTAGGCGGTAACGGTCAGGAAATCGAAAAGGCTTATCAGGTTTTCAAAAACGTATTTGTTAAAGATAGCAGAAACGTAATTGAGGGCGCAATCAATAAACTTTTGGCCGATGCCGGATTTCCTGCCATAGAATTTAAGGATAAATCAAATATCCTGATGGCTGAATTGTCAGATCAGACCAGAGAACGGGTATTGACTATTGATGAATTAAGAAGCTTGGATAACAGAGCGCCGTTACCGGATGGCGCAGGTCAAAAGCTACTTACCATCAATAAAGTTGATTCAGCTTCGGCAAACTTTGAAGCTGATAATTCAGATGCCGATAAATACAAAAACGGTAGGGTATTAAAAGCAGAAGATTTTGATAAGATCAAACATTTAGGTAGCCACCGGGGGAATTTTACTCTTTTATCAAAACAGGAGTTTGAAACCCATAGTCATGAACAATTCCGAAAAGTGGAGTTGCAATTTGATGATGATAACGACATCGAAAATTATCTGATTAAAACCCCGATTAATGGTAAAACCCTGTCAGAAATCAAAGCTAATATCAAAAAGGAATTAGGTATCAGTATTACGACTAATGATCTTTCAGACCGCATTACAGCCCTTACAAACGCTAATCTGATAACGTCTAAAGTAACAGATGGGAATGTTGAATCTGCTCCTATAATCTCCCAAAATCCCCGTACTGTGGAAGTGCTTTATGAGTACAAAAAGAGGCCGGAGGTTCCCGGCGATACCCTTTTAAAAACCAGTAGAGATTTCTGTAAGCAAGTGGTTGATGTTGATAGATTGTATACCCGTTCTGAAATTCAAAAGATGTCAGAAATATTCGGTTATGATGTATTTCAACACGCCGGGGGATGGTGGTTCAATACTGCAACCCAAAAAGCTGAAAATCAGTGTCGCCATTATTGGAATAAAGTGAGAGTGATTAGAAAGGAGAGCGACCAATGAGGCAAATAACATTTATCTCCGTTGATTATCTGAAAGAGAATAGCATTATACAGGCTAATGTTGAGGAAAAGATTTTAAGTCAGGCAATCTTAGAATTTCAGGAACTGGAATTGGAAGAGTTAATAGGCTCAACTGTCTATAAAAGGTTAAGTAATGAAGTAGTTTCAGCTACTACTATTTCCGGTTACACCATCCCGGATGTGGATAGTGATTTATTGCGCTACATCAAGCCCTTCATGTTGTACGGTTCTTTGCTAAATAGCCTAAACCCGCTTCATTATAAAGTATCAAATAAAGGGGTACAAAAGCTTAATGATGATAATGCTACTACAGCAGATAAAAGTGATATAGATGCTTTAAGAAGCACTTATACTACTAAAAAAGATGCCTACAAAAAACGTTTGTTGGATTATTTAAAGACTGATGAAGACCCTGATACCAACCCCGCCCCGGATGCGGATTCTACGTTTAGTTTTACTGGTATTTCTCTTTCAGATGATACTTTCAATTATGAAGATTTATACCGTGCATCTGTGTATAAAACCGGATATTACCGGAGAAGGGTTTTTTAATGATTTCGATAAATCAATACATCAAACTCATTGCTGATTTCTTCAAAAGCCATAATCAAATTAACACTGTCGATGTTGGTAATGAGTTCAATTTTAACGCTGAATCCAACATCGTTTATCCGGTTGCTCATTTTGAGTATCTAACTCAAAATATTCAGGATAAAAATGTTGTACATCAATTTGAAGTTACTTTAGCTGACTTGTTTGACCCTAATATACCTAATGCTGAATTGGCAATTTGGTCAGATATGAACCTGATTGCAGATGATATGATTACTTATTTTGCTAATCAGTATGATGCTGATTACGACATAAACGAGAATGTAAATATCCAGAAGTTTAGTAACGGAAATGTTGATAGGATAGCAGGTTGTGTTTTTGTGGTATCATTTAGCCAATTCAGGGAGGCTAATAGTTGTATAATTCCAACGGAAGATAATATCGATAACTCAATAGGTTCATTTGATGCTCAATTTACCTCTGAATTGCAGTAACTCACACCGCAAGTACACCGTATAAGATGGTGTAAATGTCATATTAGCCGAAGCAATAGTTAAGCTTAAAGCCCGCTTTCGAGTGGGCTTTTTCTGTTTATAATAAATCCCCGGACTAATATTTATCAATGTGAAAATTGATAAAGACGGGATAAAATTTATTTCAAATCAGGAAGGTGTAAGGCTTAAAGCTTACAAAGATATAGTAGGTGTTTGGACTATTGGAATCGGTTGTACTTATTATCCTGATGGTACACCTGTTAAACAAGGTGATGTAATAACCCCGGCGCAATGTGATGAACTCTTTTCAAAAGTGGTATCCACCTATGAGAAAGCAGTAACCACAGCTATCAAAGTATCACTCAATCAAAATCAATTTAACGCATTAGTTTCTCTGGCTTTTAACATTGGTACAGTGGGATTTGGAAAATCTACGTTGGCTGAAAAAATCAATGCAGGGGCAACACTGGAAGAAATAAGAGCAGCTTTTAACCTCTGGAATAAAGCCGGAGGCAAAATAAATTCAACATTAGTAAAGAGGCGTAAAGACGAAGCCGATTTATATCTTAAACCTAAGCAATGAAACCAATTTTAACACTTATATATGGCTTTTTACAATCCTTTCCCGCACTTTTAAAATTCATTTGGGCTAACCTTGCCAAATTGGTGATATGGACATTTTGTGTGTACCTATTACCTACTTATGAACTGATTTCGCTTACGTTGTTTTTGTTGGCAGCAGATATGATTACCGGGATTTGGAAATCATTAAAGACAGGGGTGCCAATCACAGCTGCTAAGATTGGGCTAACAGGTGAAAAAATGGTTGGATATGTTATTGGCTTAATCGGTTGCTACAGTGTGCAACACGTTATTACACACGATTTAGTCAAAGTTATGCTTTTCTATTGCGGTATTATTAGTTTGAAAGAACTGAAATCAATTATCGAAAATATTGAAGTGATTACAAACACACCAATCTGGGGTGAATTAATAAAACAGGTTGGTAGCCTGTTTCCTAAAAAAGATAAAAAAGACAATGAAACTAATTAAGATTTTAGAATTGATATCCGGGATAATAACTACAGTGTTAGCAGTGATAAAACCTAAAATGTAACTACTTTGGAAGATATCTTAATATTTAAAAATCAAAAGTATGAATTTGGGTTAAAGGGCAATTTTGAAATTCTTTATACCAATTAACACTATTTAAAGGTAAATCCGATGTTTTTGGAATCCAGCTCTTAACTATTATGTTATTTTTCAATTCTACGATTTTAACTGATTGAAGTAAATAATGATTTACAACGCTGTAAATTGCCTGTTGTTCATAATGCTTACCATTAAAAAAAATCTCGAAAACGAATCGACCTTTAGGTTTTAAATTGGTATTAGTAAACAGAGGCAAATTGAAAGTTGCGCTTGAATGAGAGTCGATATAATTCATCGCACCAAGTTCAAATTTGACCGAATCAGAACATTTGTTGGTTATATATTTTTGATTTTTGAAAATAGTTATTTTACAACCTTCAATAGCATCATAATTTATAACCCGTCCGGTTATATTATAAACAGGAAGGTCGCTGAAATTTTCAATTTTTCCATTCAAAGTGTTTTTAGTCAGTACCATAAATCTAAATACGGGTACGTCATTGCTACCGTGAATCAGAGTTTGCAAATTACTCGCAGCATTTTGTAATTCTTTAGCGGATTGCTTCTGGTTATCAATAATTAGGTTTGATTCTTTGATAGAATTTCTGTCTAATGTGTTTCTCAATATTTTATTGGTCTTTAATATCGTCGACAATTCAGCGTGCAGCTTTATTTTCTCTTTTTCAGATGTGATTTCCTCGATTTTACTGTTTAAATAGTTGGCAATTAATATAACGCCAGTCAAAAGAGTTAAAATAATAATCCATCGTTTCGTTTTTACAGCATCCGATTTTGTAATGGCTTTTGTTGACCGTAAATCTTTTTTTAAGCCCAAAATAGATATATATGCAGTTAGAGCAATTGAGATAGCTTGGGAAATTAATAGGATTAGGTTCATAAATCAAATATAAAAATTTTCAACACCTTTTTGTTTTGCTAAGATTATTAGTATAGCTTTGTGTTTATGGCAAGGATGTTTGATACAATCGAAAAGGAACTGCAAATTAACGCAGATAAAGCCCGTAAGATGGGGTATTGGTTTTGTAATCAACAAACTGGTCATTGGATGACTCCGGAGGAATTTGAAATTCAGGGTAAGATGGATTTAATTGTTCACGGCGAAAATTGTAGAACAGTGCTAATCTATTATAAGATGGGCGACCCCCGGAGCCAAATCAAGAGAGGTTTGAAAGATATCAACCAAGCTTCTTTAAAATTACAGGAGTTTGCGGAAAAAGTATTTTCGTATTTTAACCAAGTTCCTAAAGACTTTGGACAAACATTCAAATGA